TCAGATGACGGAGGGATCGACCGTCGGGAGGCTCAGGTCGTAGATGTCGAGCATGGCGGCGTCGCGGTGGCCGCTGGCTTCCTGTTTGTCGGCGCGGGTGCCGGCGGTGTCGGTGATGCCGCGGCGCTTGAGGTCGTGCAGGCCGAAGCGTTGCTCGGCGGTAATGTCGCCTTCCTCGATCGCTCGCAGAATGAAGCGCTGCCAGGCGGTGTCCAGGCCGCTTTTCTTCAACTGACGGCCATGGGCGCCGATGATCAGGAATCGCTGTTCGGCTGCGATGGGTATCGGGATTTTCCGTTTGTTCCACACCTTGGCCCGGTAGGCCTTGGCGCCGTCCCATGCTGCGCGCAGACGCGGCGTCCAGCGTACGATGTTGTCGCGGCTGCCTTTGCGGCGATTGGTGATGATTCCCTCGGGTGTTTCATTGGCGTCGGTCAGCGTGACGGTTTCGATACCCCGTAGCCGGCACAGGTAGGCCAGCTCGATGACGTGCACCAGGTACTGCGGACACGCCCCCGGCACCCCCCTTGCCAGCCGGCCCATATGCTTTGCTCGGTCGATCAGCACCTCCATGACGGCATGTGATGGCAGTCGCCGGCGCTTACGCTCTTTCGGTGCCTCGATGCCAATGGCTGGGTTCACTTCCAGGTAACCGCGGTTTCGCCCCCACTGCATGACCAGCCGGAGGTAGCGCAGCGCGTGGGCGGCTTTGGATGGCTTGCCTTCTTCTGCGATCAGGTCGACCACCCGTTGCACCAGGGCAGGCGAGAACTTGCGCACCGCCAGATCTCCCAGCGGCTTGCCCAGCCTTGTGGGCAGCTCCAGCAGCACGTCGCGGGCGTAGGTGTAGCTTTCCTGGGTTGAGGGGGCCAGCCCAGCAAAGCGTGTACCCGCGTGGTACTCGTCACATAGATAACGAAGGCTCTCGCGGTCAACGGCTTCGCGCACATCCATGATGGCGTGCAGCTCAGCCAACGAGGCGTCGGACCCTGCGATGTTCTTGCGGCGCTGCTTGCCGGCCTCGTCAAAGTGCGAGGTGTACCAGACGCCTCTGCCGCGATGGTCAAAAAAAACGGCCGCTGGGAGAGCGGCCTGATCAATGTGAGGTGGGATGTGCGGATTGTGCTTCCGCTTTCTGGATCGCCTCATAGGATGTCGACGCCGTACTGTTCCTTTGTTGGTTGGCCGATACCTCCAGCCTGGTTGACCAGATCCACCGTGGTCCAGGGACCAGAACGGCCCCTGAATAGGCGGATACCCTGTTCTTTCAGCGTCCTTTCCACGTCTGCGCGCCGGCCGTAACCGGTGATGCGCTGCAGATCCTGGAAGGTCAGAACATTCGAGGTTTCACTCATGGCATTCCCAGTCTAGCCCTAGGCCAGGCAGGACAGCGGCAAGAAAACCACCGCCTAAATTCTCGCCTCGCCATGCATCCTTTGCCGGAAAGGTCAGCCATGCCCAGGGCTGGCGGACGCTCAACGCTTTTGTTGTTTCAGCGTGCATAGCGGCGATTCCTGAGTTCTCTCTTTGCGGCCTGGTCGGCCTGGTAGATGGCGAGGGTGTCGGCCTTGCTGGATTTGCGGATCTGGCTGCATTTGATATGGCTGCCCACAGCGCGGGGCTTGTCGCAGATATCGCAGAAGGCAAGGCAGGAGCGCTTACTCATACCTCACCGCCTTGCTTCGCCAGATCGCTCGTTTCGAGCAGTGCTACCAGGTACTCAATCGCCTGCTTGGCGTCGTCGTGGCAGCCGGTGAATATGTCAATGGCTGTTGCCTTGGCCTCTTGCACCGTGGCCAGGAATTTGGGGCATACAGCGGCTGGCTGTACCTCTGCCAACTGCCAGCCCCGCCAGACACCGTTGAGGTAGGCACGGTCGCCGTACCAGTTGCCGTCACGCATGCCTGCAATGTCGCTGGCGGTGATGTCCGTTCCGCGGAGCTGGTTGTATTCGGCGGCATACGCTGCCTCGAAGCGTTCGCGCTGGCCCCGTGTGGTAGCCTTTGCGCCGCTGACTTCTTGGGGGTTCACTTGCATGGTGCTTCTCCTTGGGGGGTTGGTAGGCCCTGGTGAGTTGCCGCTCACTGGGGCCGCTTCTTATGTCGCCACGTATCCGCTGGCGGTCTTGTTCAGGGCGCCGGCCTCGGCAGCCCTCTGCATCAACTTGGTGGCCTTGTCGCTGCCTATCCGCAGTGCCTTGGCGACCTGCCGTACTGCCACCTTCTCGCCGCTACCCGTACCCGCCAGCAGCTGCAGCAGCTCGGGCGGTAAGGCATCAGGCGTTGCCGTTTCCGGTGCTGTTTTGGCGTGTTCCTGCGGGCGTTCCGCTGGCTGTTCCTGCGTTGCCGGAATGGCGGCAGGAATGGCCACGGGAACGGGTGTATGCCGAAGGGCTGCGAGGATCAGGGCGGGCACCACTTCCAGGGCGAGGGCGAAGCCGAGGCAGAGCAGCGTGGCCAACTGCATCGGAATGCCGGCGGCCTTGGTCGCTTGACCCCGCAGCGCGGTGAGTTCCTGGGAGGCGGTATCGCGGCGGTCGTTGGCTGCCGCGCGCTCTACGTCGATACGTGCCAGCGCAGCGCTTTCCAGCTCCAGGGCGCGGCTGACCATGCCGCGTTCGCGTAATGCGTTGGCCTGCTGGTGAACGGCGGTTGCGTCGGCATCCAGCTGCTCGATGCGGGCGGCGTCCGCGCCGCGCAGCTCGATCAGGTCGGCTTGGCGCTGATCCTGGTTGGCCTGGTGCTCGGCGCGGCTGGTGATGATCGAGGACATCAGCCGGTCGTAGGTCGCCCAGCCCGAAACAGCGCCCAGGGCCAGCGCGCTGGCCATCAGCAGCGCCGCGCACAGGGTGCGACGCGCAGCGAGCAGTGCCAGGGCGAGCGGCCAGGCCACGTACTTGAACAGATCCAGTACCACGGCCGCGGTAGCGAACAGACCGGCCAGCATCGGGGCGTCAATCAACGCCCCGATGGCCATCGCTACCGATGTGGCCGTTACGCTTGCCAGGGCGGCGACCATGGCCAGCAGCAGCCAGCGGTGGTGGGGTAACAGGTGGAGCATGGTTGTTCTCCGTAAGAGGTTGCCCAGGTGTGCACCTGGGCGTAGGGCTCAGCGCAGCGGGAACGGCTGGCCACCGTCGAGCACGAAAAAATCCACGTCCTTGATGCGATACACACCGCCCACACCGCCGTGCACGGTGTAATCGCCGTGGCCACCACCGACCCGGACGGGGAACAGCTTGTCGCTCTGATGGGCGTACTCGCTTTCACGCTTGATCAAGGCGTAGATCTGCTGGCCGTAGGGGCGGCAGCCGTCCGGGCCATGGGCACCTTCCCAGCCGAGCCAGGCTGCGCGGGTTTCCATGTTCCGGTAATGGCCGGATTCCTGAGCGAGGTCGTAGCCGCGGGGCTTGGCCCAGTCCTCGAAGGCCATGGCCAGTTCGAGGTTCTCGAGTGTCTGGCTCATGCGTTGGCCTCGTTCACTGCTTGGCGGGCGGCTTCGTATTCACGGGGAAAGATCTCTATGGCGCCTTCGATCCAGCCACTGGTTGGTTTGCCGGCGGCCACCTTGGCTTCGTGGTCTGCCTTGTTGATCTCGAAGCCCAAGTGGAAATACGCCACGCCCTGATGCTCAAACATCACGCCACCGCACAACATCAGATTTCCGGTGTTGACGCTGAGCTGCTGCCAATAGCTGTGAACGTCCACCCTCTCGGGGTAGTTGCTGCGCCACAGCTCCAGGAGGCGTTCGTGCTCGGCCTGGATGGCGGCGCGTTCTGTCTTCTCGGTGCCCTTTGGCGGCATGGCCTTCGCCCGAAGTTCCCGGTAGCCGTATTCATCAGGGCGGCGCCAATGGACATCGAGCGCTCGATCCGAGCTGAGTTTCACGCCGCCGGCGTAGAAGTCGCTGATGGAGCGCATCGGAGCGATATCGCCGCCGAACAGGGCGCCGAGCTGAGCTGACTTGCGGCGTAACTCGTCTTTGGCCGCATACAAGGCCTGGACGATGGCCACCGTGGCTGGGGCATCTGATTTGTAGTGGTAGTCGGACATGGTGCTTCTCCTTGAGGTTGCCCAGGCGTTGCCGCGCCTGGGCGGTTGAGGTCAGTGCAGGGCCGCGGCCAGCAGGTCGGGGGCGTAGTAGCCGGCCGCAACGAGCACCAGCAGGGTCAGGGTGCTGAGGCCCAAAGTGGCGAGTGTTTCGCGCACCCCGGAGCGGTAGAACGAGACGTCGTTGTCGCGCATGTCAGCCCCCATTAGCCGAAACTGCAGTCTGTGAGGCTGAGGGAAACGAACAGGTCATAGGCCTGGTTCGCGATCATGAGCAGCAGCAGGACCACCATCAGGCGGCCAGTAATGACCAGCAGTCTGCGGAGGGTCCGGTTGGTGTTTATCTGTTCATCGGTATGCATGGTGCTTCTCCTTGGGGGCTATGCCGGGGTTGCCGCGCCGGCGGTCAAACGAGCTGGAACATCCAGCACCGCACCGTCTTGGTGTTGTTGAACGAGTCGGTGGCGATGCCGGAATTGACCGGCTTGTTGGTTTCCAGAAATTTGGGGTTCTTGCTGGTCTTGAGCACGCGCTTGAGTTCGGCCAGGTTGGGGAGCTGCTGGCGTTTGTTGGCCGCCATTTCCACAAACTCGTTGAGGTTGATGGCCACGAACGACGACTTGCGCGAGTGGTTGAGCTTGCCGTTGGGCTCGTTCAGCGGGCCGTTGAGGAACTCCACCAGGTCCCAAAATTCGCGCACCAGCGGGTGGTCGGCGTTGATGGCAACCTGGCGCTCCAGGGCCATGCGGCGGATTTCCTCGCGCACCTGGTCGGCCTCGGGGTCCTTGAGGGGCACCACCAGTTGCAGGCAGTCGACCAGGCTGAGCAGCTGGGCGTGGTTCTTGGCGATACGCACGGTGCGAATGCCGGGCACCGCCAGCAGTTGCTGCTCATAGCCGGAGGTGTTGCTGTCGAGCAGCTCCAGGATCTGTTTCTCCGGCTGCAGCGCCTTGATCAGAAAGCCGCTGATCTGCTCCATGGGCATGCGCTCCAGCTGCTCGGCGAATCGCTTGGTTTCCGGCGTGTGGTGGGCGCGGGTCAGGTTGACGTGGCTCAGGCGCTGGAGCATCGCCTCGGAGGCGTTGATCGCGTTGTTCTGCGCGATCAGGAAGGCCGAGCGGAAGGGCGGCTCGTTGGTGTCGTTGCCGCTGTTCTTCACGCCGGTGCTGCGGATGCCGCGGCCGTTGTAGGCGCTCTTGAGCTCGTCCCAGTCGAAGTGCTTCACCGGGCCGCCGTCGGCCTGCTCGCGGTCGGACTCGATCAGCACCACTGGCAGGTTGCCGACCTGGGAAAAGTTACGCGCCCGCGCGGCCTGGGTGGACTTTGACGGGTCAAAGCCCTCGTACTCGGTGCGGCCGGTCAGCTTCCACAGCAGCTCCACTAGGGTGGTCTTGCCGGCGCCTGCCTCGCCGATCAGCTCCATGAACAGGTACGACTTATGGATCTGGCGGATCTGCTCGGCGTACAGCGCGCCCAGCCACCACACCAGCACCACCACGCCGCGCACGCCGAAGCACTTCCAGAACAGGTCGAACCAGCCCTCGTTGTACTCGCTGAGTTTCGGGTTGATGTGCAGCATCGGCGACAGGCTCTGCGACTTGATGCTCAGCTTGCCGATGTCGAAGAAGTCTTCTTCGTTGAGCTGGTGCACGCGGCCATCAGCGATGGCCAGGTCATTGAACACGTACACGCCGTGCTCGCGGGCGTAGCCGACCCAGTTGATGGTGTTGACGGTCTTGAGGCTGTCGAGCTGGTAGCCGAGCATGCGCTCCAGTTGCTGGGGCGTGCCGGTGAACATGGCGCCGTTGCACACGTTGAGCAGGCGCTTTTTGAACTCCGGCGCCGACGAGATCTGCGCGGCGGTGAAGGTGCTCTTGATGGTCGGCGCGTCCGGCCGCTCCACGCGGAAGTAATACCAGGCTTCGTCCGTCACCTCGTTGCGCATGAAATACAGCGCGTCGAAGTAGCAGTTGGCGATGCGTACCACCGCCGTGCTCTGCCGCAGCGCCTTGTCACGGCGCTGCTTGTCGTTGAGCTGCTGATCTTCGTGGCGCTCCGAGCCTTCCAGATCCCGGAAGGCACGCTCGTACTTCTCCAGGTCCAGATTGAACCAGTACAGGCGGGACCGGTAGGTGAAGTTGAATTCCTTGCGCTCGTCCCACTCGTACATGAGCAGGCCCTTTTCCTCGGCGGATTCGGCCAGCAGCAGGTCGCCCTGGTGGCGCGCCTCGGCGAAGTCCTGGGCTTTGCGCTTGGCGCGCTCGTCATCGCCCTCGATGAAGGCCCAGCGCTGATGCAGGTCGTTCCAGTCGACTTTCTTGGCACTGTGCTGCGGGATGACAGCCGCCTCGCACTTGAAGCCCAACTCGCGTGCCTCTTTGGCCCAGCGGCGCATGTTGGCCTTGGCCACTGGCTCGTTGTCCAACGCCCACACCAACCGCGGGAGGCGCTTGTCGGCTTCCTGGCAGGCTTTCTTGATGGCCTTGAGCGCTTCCTCGGGGAAAGGCGCGCTGCTCATCATCGACGCGGCCGGCGTGTCGTTATGCATCAGGGCGATGGCGTCGAAGATGCCCTCGACGATGAACAGCTCGTCGACGGCGGTCGGGTCGAGGCTGGGCGGTATCCACAGCTTGCCCTTGTAGCTGTAGCCAGGCTTGAAGCGGGCCTTCTGCTTGCCGAAGCGCTCGGGGCGGTCGATCAGGCGTTCCCAGTAGCCGCCGCCGGGCAGTTCGAAGCGCACCGTAGCGCTGCCGATTTGGAGGTCACGATCCCAGTAGTTTTCCTGGGTGAAGGTGTCTTCGAGCATCTCCAGGTGAAAGCCGCGGGCCATTTCCAGATAGGCGCGGGCGGTGGCGGTGGGGTTGTCGGCGGTGGCCGGCGCCTGGGCGCTCCAGTCGTTGAACAGGTCGCTGTAGACATCCTTGACGTGCACGCGGTGGCCGCACGCCTCGGGGCGGCCGCAGACCAGCATCCAGGGCGCGTCTGAGTAGGTGAACAGGGTTTTTTGGCCACACTTGGGCGCCGGGCATTTGCCTTTGCGCATCACCCGAACATCGGTGCGCTTGAAGTCGTAGTCGCGCTGCAGGCGGCTCAGCACCTCGATGCGCAGTGATTCATTCATCGGGGTCATGGTGTCGCCCCGAATGGGAGGGATGGCATGGCTTTTTCCTTACTTGGCGGCTGCGAGCGCGGCTTGCAGCGCGCCGAGGGTGCGTTTGTGGCCATCGAGGGCCGGGTAGTCGGTGAAGATGCGTTCGCTGCGTTGGCGCTCAGGCACGCAGCGGTAGCGGTCGTCATACCAGTGCTCATGCATGCAGCGGCGCAGCTCGGCGCGCAGGCTGGTGATCAGCGCTTCGGCTACCGGCTTGGGCATGTTCATGTGTATCGCTACGGCGTCTGGCATGAGGCGATCCTCGGAATGCGGGTGTAACTTCCCCAAACCCACGCAAGGCGGGCTGGCTGGAGCGTTCGGTTAAGGGGGGTTAGGTAGCGGCCGGGTAGGGCAGCGCGACCCAGCGCGGGGGCAGCTCGGACAACGCCAGTGCTACCAGCCGCGGTGCCATGAACACTGGCACGTCGAGCCCCAGCACCAGGTGCTGCACGGCACGCTGTGCGAGGTTCTCGTTGTCACACAGGTGCTCGTCTTGGTGGGCCTGCAGGTAGTCCAGTGCCAGGGCCTGCATTTGGCTGCGGTAGTCGTGTGGCAGCTGGGCAGCGGTATTCATGCGATGGCCTCCAGGGGCGCGAGCATGTCGAGCTGGTCGGTTTTCGGGGCGCTGTCGCGGATGGCCTGCATGCGCTTGACCGACGGGGCGACCGGCAGCCGGACCCGCGGCCGGTCCAGGCCGGAGGCGGTCAACTCATGTTCCCAGGACAGCGAGCCGGTATAGGTGGCACCGCAACCGAGGTTGGTGCACTCGCCGTACATGGTCTTGAAAATGGGCGTCTGATCTTCCGAGTTGCGGATCCGCATCCGCGACCCGCAGGCTGGGCACAGGCACTTGTAGCCCCCACCGTGATTGGTGCTCATTGATTCTCCCCGCCGCCAACGCGGCATTGGCCGAAGCCGAAAAATGCGACGCCTCGGGCGCCTACTGCTGGTGCTGCTTGCGATGCAAGGTGATGACTGCGCCGACCTCTTCGTGTCGTGCTGCAATGTGTTCTCGGTGCGCGGCGATGATTTCGGCCATGTCGGTTTCGTCGATGTGCCCGTCTTCCAAGGCCTTGGCAATGATCTTGTCGACCTCCCCACGGCGCACATGGGTGCGCAGCCCTAGGGCGTAAAGGTCAAGGTTGTCCAACTCTTCGGCGTCCGGCGTGGCCACGAATACGCCGCCGTACATGCGGCAGATGTAGTCGGGCAGGAAGGTGGTGCCGGCGGTCTGCTCCAGCAGGTAGATCTGGTCGTCGGTCAGCGGGCGATGGCCCACGCTTTCGTAGGCCTGGTTATCGAACTTCTTCAACTCCAGGCCAAGGCGGGCGGCAGCACACTCACGGCCGCCGGGGAATGCGTTGATCAGGGCGCTCATGACCTTGCGTCGGCTGTCGAGAACCGGGCGCGTAGCGTTCTCGTTTTTCCCGCTTCGTTTGGCCATTACTCTGCTACCACGCCGTCTTTTATGCCGAGCAGCACAGCTGCGCGGTGGGATTCGCCACGGCGTCCTTTCTTGCGACCGTTCAACAGGTCGCTGACCAGATTTCTGTTCAAGTCATGCTCGCGGCAAAAGTCGGCGAGGCTTTTCCCTTGGCGCTCAAGAATGGCGCGAGCTTGCTCGGGAGATAACGGGCCGTGCATAGTGTTCATCCGTGTTTAATCGTGTTTGCTGACAGGGATTCTTGGGCAGAAAACTGTTCAAGTCAAATAATTTTGATCAAAAAAATGCTCATTGCGTCGGGTGTGGGTGAACGCCTGAGGGAAGAACGCGAGCGCCTGGGCCAAAACCAGACAGATTTTGGTCAGGCAGCTGGTGTCAGCCGCGGCACTCAGAAAGCCTACGAACTCGAAAGCAGCTCGCCGGATATCCGCTATCTGAGCGGGCTCCAGGCGTTGGGCGTAGATGTCACTTACGTGCTAACCGGCATGCGTGAGTCAGCCGAGGCTGGTGACCTGTCGTCCGAGGAATCGCACCTGCTGCAGGACTATCGTCGCTTGTCGGATGCACAGCGCGCGTCCTCATTCGAGATGGTGCACGCGTTGGCCGAGATGGCCGGCCGGTATCAGGTGAAGAGCGACAAGTAGATCGCCGCACCGGAGTTTGTTCGCTGGCCAAGAGGGCCAGCGTTTCATTGGAAGAAGGGGAGGGAGCTATATGAACAATAGGTTCGAGCGGAAGGGTCAATTTTTTATTCTCACTCTTAGTTTAAAGAGTGAGTGATATGAAGGCCCCCAAGGATTTTTCCACAGCGACTACTGTCATTGCTGAAAAAGTAGCCGTTAAGAGCGCGATCAATCCATTGTTGTGGTTGAGTGCTGTAGTGACTCCATCTTCTTTAGTAGTTAGCGCTTTTATGGTTGAAGTGCCAATTTGGCTTTCTTTATTGATAGTTATGCCGCCTGGCTCAGCAATTTTTTGTTATATCTACTTCATGATTAAGGACCCTGATCGTTTGCAGTCTGAAAAGTTTCAGACCGATAAAATGCAGATGCTTTATATGCAGCAGCAGTCTAATCAGAATAGGCCTAATCTGGCTGATCATACTAAAGTGGTTCCACCCTCGGCAGTAACATATGAAGGTGATCAATCATGAGGTGTTATCTTTTAGTGCATGGTGATCCAAGTAGGCATGCAATAATTCTAGAGTATATTAAAACGTCAGATCATGTGACTGCTTGGCGATTTGAAATGCAGACTTGTTTTATTCTGCTCTCGTGGTCGGATGCTTCCACGATATCCCAAGATCTTACAGCTAGATATCCCTCCTTGGGGACGCATCTTATTAGCGAAATCAATAATAACTATTGGGGGCTCGCCTCTCAGGAAACATGGACTATGATTGGCACTAAGCAATTGCCGCCGCCGCCTCCTCCTGCTATCCCCCCACCCACGCCAATACCGGGACGTGGCCTTTGGAAAGATTAGGTAAGTAAGCGAGTATGCATGTTCTTGCTGGAAAATTAACTATCAGGCATCCCAGGGTTACACTTATTCACTGATGTCACACGAAGCTACATACGGAAAAGGACTTCCATATGAACGTTCCAAATATCTCGGCTTGTCTCTCAACCTGCTTGCTTAGCATCTACGCTACCGCATGGTTTCTTAATCCTAATTCCTTGGAACACCCCGTTGTAACTGTCCCGCCACTGTGGATCGAGCAAGAGGCCGGGCAGCTAGTGGCGTTCGGTGGCTGGGCGACTGAGCATGGCTACAGCCTGCCCGGCCGCAGCGCGGTGGAGATTCGCTGCTACCGCGACCGGCAGCTGTGCACCGAGGCATTCGCCAACGTGCACCACCACGACGAAGGCGCCGACCTGGAAGCCGAAACCTACCTTTACACCGTGACCGACTGGACGGACGAGCGCCTGCAGGCCACCGCCAGCATGGCCGAAGGCTGCCTGGAGCGCCGGCTCGAACTGTTTCTCGACGAGCCGGGCGGCACGCTGGAGTGGGAACCCACCGAAGACTGCGAAGAGGGCAACACCGGCAGCGCTGTGCTGATCGGCGACGAGGTGCCACTCGGGTAGCAACCGCTCCCCGACATAGCGAGTCTGCACGCTCACTGCACAACATGGAGCATGCAGATAATGAGTAAGGTTTTCGAAGCTGCTGGTAGTCAATCTGGGGAGATTGAGCAGCTTGAAGAGGGGGCGTTGACGCTTACCGAATGGGTGCTGATTCAACGCTATCGAAGGTTGGATGCTGGTATGCAGTTGTACTTCCATCAAGCGATTGAGGCTGTGGAAGCGATGCAAAAGCATCAGTCGGATGAATAAAAATAACCCCGACTAAGCGTCGGGGTTTATATGAAACTATGTTTAGGGCATCGAATGAAAAATGCACTGCTTTTGTCCCTAGTGTACTCCACGGTTGTGACCATTTTCTTAATTGCATATTTCGGTTCAATTTCTGCATCTTTTCATAAGATATACAGGGAGCTGAATTTTTCTCAGCGCTTTATATTGATTTTTGCAGTGTTTGTTATTGTTTTGGTGTTGCTGGGGTTTGTGTTGCTTTTGCTTTTTAAAGTAAATATCAATACTAACTTGGGGCAGGTTGGCGATTTTGTTGGCGGCCTGCTTAATCCTATATTAAGTTTTCTCGCGTTGATTGCAATTGTTATCTCCATCTCTTTGCAGGAAAAAGAGCTGTCCTCAAGTGTTGATTCGTTAAGGTCTCAAGAGCAAATATTTAAAACACAGAACTTCGAAAGCTCATTTTTCAATTTGCTCGGCATGTACCGTGTTCGACGCTCTGAGCAGGTTTTAGAAAAAAACGGGAAAGATATGAATGCCTACTTATATATCATGGATCAAGTCCATGAGCAGCGTAAGGTTTACGATAGTCGCAATGAAACTGCCCGTGAATTACATGTAAAAGCTAAAAATTATATGAAAGATGAGATGGGTTATGATTGCGCGTATCTTGCTATTGATCAGTTCTTTTTTATTGTGAATTTTATAGAGTCTGCTGGCTTTGATTCTGCGAAAAAGTCATATTATATCAGTCTGGCATATTCGGATTTTGCAATTGCTGAGGCGGGGGTTATCCTTAATTATTCGCTTACTCATAGGAAGCTTAGAAGATACTTGCGAGGAGTTGTTGCGGTTGACTTAAGAGATGAGTTCTATTTATCTCCTCTTTTGGCAAGGTTTTACCTTCGCTAATAAACAATTGCATTCTAAACCCAGAGAAATGTTCGAGCCGGCAGTAGATCTATAAACTTATTTATGCCCTTCCACTGTCCAGAACAGCTGTACACCATCAGCCCGCCAGGCGATGGTCACGTTGTCGTCTTCGGTGATCTCATCAAGGATGCGCGCCCAGTCGTCCGGGTTGTCGCCCTCGGCCCGCAGCAATACCGCTGATCGGGATTTTTGCGCGGCCGGGGAGTTGATAACCCGCTGAATACGGGCTCCGAGCAGTTCGTAGGTGGTGGGAGCGGCTGCCGCTCGGGAGTTGCCTTTTGCCATGATTCAGCGCCTCGATTACTGTATGTGTATACAGTAATTCGAGATTCACGATCATGTCACTCACCCTTTTGGGGCGGCTTGACCGCCTTACCCACATCATTCCTGAGGTGCACGAGCTACGCATCACGGGCTTCCAGTCGCCGGCCGAAGACGAGAAAGAAGAGACGCTCTCGCTCGACAAGCTGACCGACCTGGCCGCAGCGCACAGCTGGCCGATGCAAGTGGCTGACGATTCATTGCATGGCTTCGGCTTATACCGCGGTGACCAGCTGGTCGTGCACCGCGGTTGCCCACCTGTGATCGAGCAGCACGACCCCAAGAACCGGGCGCGCCTGGTGATCGTCGACCTGGGCGACGGCGAGGGTTATCGCATGCGGCTGATGATGCGCAACGAGCACGACCGGCTGATTCTGCGTGCGGCCAACCGCTCGATACCCGATCTCGACCTTGAGTGCGATGAGGATGTGGACGTGTTCGGTGTGGTGAAATTTCGGCTTGAGCGGTTGGGCTGAGCCATGTCGATCTTCGCCCTGATCGACTGCAACAGCTTTTACTGCAGCTGCGAGCGCATCTGCCAGCCCGAGCTGAAGCGCGTGCCCGTGGTGGTGCTCTCGAACAATGACGGCTGTGTGATCGCCCGCACCGCGGAGGTGAAGGCCCTGGGCATTCCCATGGGCGCGCCTTATCACCTGGTGCGCAAGGACCTGCGCGCCGCTGGCGTGGTTGTGCGCTCCAGCAACTACACGCTGTACGCCGACATCAGCAACCGGGTGATGAGGACGATACGGGACATGGTGCCGGGCATCGAGGTGTACAGCGTGGACGAGTGCTGGGCTGACCTGACTGGGATCCGCGATCTGGACGGCCTCGGCCGGCAAGTGCGGGCGCGCCTGCTGCGTGATGTCGGTATGCCCGTCGGTGTGGGCATCAGCACCACCAAAACCCTCGCGAAACTCGCCAACTGGGCGGCAAAGAAGTGGCCGGCAACGGGCGGCGTGGTCGACCTGACGGACTCGGAGCGCCAGGCCAAGCTGCTGCGCATTGCGCCGGTCGACGAGGTGTGGGGTATTGGTCGGCGCCTTGCACCGCAGCTGCAGGCCCTGGGAATAAAAACGGCCTGGGACCTTGCGCATTTCGACGTGGCCACCCTGCGTAAGCAGTTCGGCGTGACGCTGGAGCGCACGGCGCGCGAGCTGCGCGGCGTGAGCTGCCTGGACTTCAACGACGGCCCACCGCCCAAGCAAGCCATCTGCTCAAGCAAAATGTTCGGTGAGAAGCTGGAAGATCTGGCGCCGATTCGTGAAGCGTTGGCCACCTACGTGACGCGCGCCTGCGAGAAGCTGCGCAGCCAGAACAGCCTGTGCGGCGCCATTCAGGTCAGCATCAAGACGCAGATCCACAACCCCAAGCTGCCGCGCTACGCGAACGCGCAGACAGTGGCGTTGCCGATGCCGACCGACGACACGCGTGACATCCTGGCGCCTGCGCTGCGCGCCCTGGACGCGATCTATCGACACGGCTTCAAGTACTCCAAGTGCTCGATCTTGCTGATGGATCTGAGCCAGCGAGGCGAGGTGACCACGGATCTATTTGCGCCGGCGGCCAGGGCGGGTAGCGACAAGGTGATGGCCGCGCTCGATGCGATCAACAGGCGGGAAGGCGCCGGCACCGTGCGCCTGGCCCGCGTGCCTGTGGACCCGTGGTGGGGGATGAAGCGCGAGATGAAGAGCCGTTGCTACACCACGCGCTGGGAAGAGGTGATTGGTGTTCGTGGGTAGTTCGGAAAGTCGGCCGATGGGCTCCGCGCGCGCTGACCGAAACTATGCACCAGGCATGTTGCCTGCAACTGGAGCAATACCATGGATACCTACACCGACTATGTCTGCAATGTGATTTTAGATCGAAGCGGCGTTGTCGTTTTCGATAGAACAACCATCCGGCTCGACTTCTGGCACCCCACGAACAGGAATGCCCGCTGGCCGGTATTCACCTGCTCGGTACCTGCCGAGCCGACAGCCGAGCAGCGTGAGGCGTTTGAGCAGGCCGTAGCGGCAGCCAAGCGAGATATCGATCAGATGAGCTAGCAGGGAGGCCGATCAGGATTTGCTCTGATCGGCCTTTTGCATCCGCTTCCACTCCCGCTCCAGCGCACGCTTGGCGGCCGCTTTGCTCTTGTAGAGGTGGGTGAGGCGGCGCGGGCGGGTCTGGTCACCCTCGGTGAGCTTGTGCTGCTTGCCGGTCTTTTCGTCCCGGTACCAGGCGAGCAAGCCGGTGTAGCGGGCTTCGTCCTCGGCCAGGCCGGCCACGTCGTCGCCGTCTGGGAGTTGCGACTCCAGGTCAAGGGAGGTGGTGAAGCTCTCCGGCGTGAAGCTGTGGCGGATGTTGCCACCGAGCCAGACGATGGCGTCGATCTCGGGCTTTACGCCGTTGAGGCTGTACGTCTGGTCGGGGATCAGCTCGGGGCGGCCCTTGGCGAGGGTGTAGCTGAGCGTGGCGGTACCGCGCTGCAGGCGGTTCCATTCGGCGCGGGCGGCCTGCAGTGCGCTGGCCCGGTCGCTGTACGAGTGGCGCAGCTCCTTGAGGTTGTCGCCGGCGCCGGCGATGGCCTCTTTCTTTTCGGCGCTGTTGATCTCGTAGAAGTACGCCTTCACCCCGCTGTAAGCCTCGCGGTCGGCTTGTAGAAAACGGTGCTGGTCGCCATCCACGCGGGTGAGGGTGATGTGGGGCAGGCTGAGGCCGCTAGCGGTGGTGGCTTTGCCGGTGGGCATGAACAGCAGCCGACCGGCCTTGATGGTGGATATGGCGTCGTGCTCGCGGCCCAGGCGGGTCAGCAGGTTGGCATCGGACTCGTTGGCCTGATCGAGGTGCAGCAGCTGGATGCCGGCCAGCACGGCGCTGACCAGGGGCGTGAGGCCCTGGGCGGTGGCAATGGCGCCGATCACGGTGCCCAGCGTGGTGACGTTCCAGCTGCGTTCCTTTTTGGTTTTCAAGCCGCTGCGCAGGTCGGCGCTGCGGGCGCGGATATTCAGCGTGTCCGGTGTGCCGCTATGCTCGGTTTCGTCGACGGTATAGCTGCCCTTGTCGACGAGGCCGGTGTCGTCCCAGCCCAGCCAGAGTCGCACGGTTGCGCCGCGGGGCGGAATGGCGAGCAGACCGTCATGGTCGCTGAGGGCGATATCGAGCTGGTCGGCCTCCATGCCGCGGTTGTCGGTCAGCTCGATGCTGATCAGGCGGTCGACGATATCGGCGGTGATGTCGCGGCCGTTCACGACGACGCGACAGATCGGCCGCGGGTAGGCCGTCATATCCCGGTAGCCCTGGGCAGCCTTGTCGAGCAGCTGCGTGGCCTGGGTGAGCAGTTTCACAGGATCCCCCCCAGCACACGCCCCAGCACCCCGCGCAGGATGCCGCCGACCATGCCGGTGAGGCTGCCGAGCATGTCGACGCGGCCGTCGTCGATGCGTTTGAGGTTGATGCTGAACTCGTACCGACGGGGCGTGCCGTCCTCGAAGAAGATCTGTTGCGTTTCGCTGATGCTGGTGATGACCCAGGCGCCGTAGATGCGCCCGGTACCGCCCACCAGGGGCCAGGCCTTCCCGGTGTCCGCCATGCGCCGCAGGATGTCCAGGCTCATGGGGGAGCCAGCGAGGCCCGGCAACAGGGTACCGGGCAGGGTGATGGTGTCTTCACCGCGGCCCAGGAACTGGCTGGCGGGGTTGGTGCCGATGCGGCTGGTTGAGCTGTGCCGCCACTCAGTGGAGCGCTGCAGCTCCTGATAGGCGAGGGTAGGCAGGCCAAAGGTGAACATGCCGAGGGCCATCATCATGGCGGTGGCTCCTGTGATCAGTCGTGGTCGGAGAGGCGCGAGCGGGCGCGGGCAGCCTTGGCGCGTTCGCGCTCGTCCAGCACCTGGTTGAGCATGCGGCGCAGGCTGTCGGTGTCGGTACCGGGGCCTGCGTTGATCTCGATCTTGATGGTGTCGCCCTGGACGACGATGCCGCCGCCGGCATTGGCCGACAGGGGCGGGCGGTTGTCCATGGCGAGGGCATCGCCAAAGCCGGGCGTACCGAAGCCAATAGCGCCTGCGGCGATCAGCTGCTTGCCCATGCTGGTGACGGCGGCCAGCGGCCCCTGCTGGCCCTTGGTGAGCCCCTGCTCAAGCCCGGCCATGGTGAAGCCGCCCAGGCTGGCGAACACGCGCGAGGGCGAGTGAATGCCGAGCAGGCTCTTGAAATTGGTGACCACGCTCTCGGCGACGCCGGTTATGGTGGATGTCAGCTTGGGAAACATGCTGGTCACGCCATCGATCAGGCCCTGGATCAGGTTGCCGCCGAACTCGCTGAATTTGCCGGGTAGCTCGAAGCCGAAGTAGTTCATCACGCCGGCAAAGGCTCGGTAGAACAGCCCGAGCGGTGAGAAGTTGACGATCAGCTCGGCGATGCCGGTGAAGCCACCCGAGAAGCCTGCTTTCACCTCGGCCCACAATGCCGCAACACCTTCCGTGACACGCGCCCACAGGCGCTGGAAGAACGGGACGATCTGCTCCCAGTTCTCGTAGACCCAAGCAGCGGCGGCCAGCGCGGCAATGGCCAGGCCGATGGGGTTGAGCATCAGCACACGGCCCACCCAGAGCAGCGCCATGCCCACACCCTTGATGGCAGCGATGGCGCCCAGGCTCTTGATGCCGAACAGCATCAGCGCGAAGCGCACCATCGCGAAGGGGCCGAGGATGCTGGCGAGCGCGAGGGTGATGCCGCCCATCACGGCCATCAGCAGACCGAGGCCGGCAACGGTCTTGGTGATTTGCGCGGTGAGCACGGGGTTTTCCCGGATCCAGGCGCCGATGCGGCCGACCATTAGGGTGAGGCCCTGAACGAACTCGCGCAGGGGGCCGTTCTGTTGGTCGAACAGCTCGATGCGCACCTCGTCGAGGCCGGAGAACAGCTCGTCCAGGTCGCCGGTAAGGTTGTCTGCCATGACCTTGGCAGTACGGCCGGCGGCACCGGCGTGGTTCTTCACCACGTCCAGGTACTTGAGGATGCCACCGGCGCCGGCTTGGTTGATCAGCTCGGCCATACCCGCGGCAGGTTCTTCGCCGAAGATGGCCTTGAGGTACTCCAACCGATCCCCGGTGCCCATTTTCTCGGTGGCCTTGGCCACGTCACCCAGCACGGCGGTGATCTCGCGGATATTGCCGGCCGAGTCCTTGGCGCGAATGCCCAGCTTCTTCATGGCCTTTTCAGCAGGGCCGACCGGTGCGGCCAGGCGCAGCAGCATGGCGCGCAACGTGGTACCGGCCTGGCTGGACTGAATACCGACGTTTCCAAGCAGGCCGGCCATAGCGGCCGCCTCTTCCAGGCCCATGCCGGCAGAGGCAGCGACGGGGCCAACGTACTTCATGGTGTCGCCCAGCATCTCCAGGCTCATGTTGGACGTGGTGAACGCCTTGGTGAGTACGTCGGCGACCATGCCCATTTGCGCTGGGTCGATGCGAAAGCCACCGAGGATGTTGGACGCGATGTCGGCAGTGCGGCCGAGGTCCATGTCGCCAGCTTTGGCCATATCGAGCAGGCCGGGCATGGCGTCCTGGATGGCCTTGGGGGTGAAGCCGGCCATGGCCAGGAAAGCCTGCCCGCTTGCTGCATCGCCGGCGCTGAACATGGTTTCGGCACCCAGCTTGCGTGCCTGGGCGCGCAGCGCGGCCAGTTGCTCATCGCCTTTGGCCAGGCCTGTAAGAGCCTGCACCTTGCTCATGGTGGTGTCGAAGTCCATCCCAGGGGCGAGCAGCCTTTGCATGCCGAACAGGATGCCGCTGCCGGTCGCTACGCCGCCGGCGCCGCTGGTGGCCATGCTGCCGGCCAACGCCTGCGTGCGCTGGTATTGGTCCTTGTTCTTGGCGAGGCGCTGGTGCTGGAGCGAGATGCGCTTGAGGCGGTTCTCCTGCTTGAGCAGCTCGGCAGTAGTGGCGGCGATCCTGGACTTGAGGTCGCGCTCGCCGGCGCCCAGGTTGCGGGTGCTGATGCCTGCGGCATTGAGCTTGTTGCGCAGGCCCTGCAGTTGGATCTGGTTTTGCTGGTGCTCGCGCTTGAGTGCCGTGGCCTCGCGGATTGCCGTGCGCAGGTCGCGGGACATTTCGCGGGTGGGCACGCCTGTGGCCTTCATCTGCTCGCCCAGGGCGCGCACGCGCTGCCTGGCAGCGTCGAGGGAGGTTTGGGTGCTGTTGCTGCTGGTGAGCAGGCGCCGCCAGCTGCTGATGTCGTTCTGCTGAGCCTGCAGCTGCTTGAGTTGGTCGCGGTTCTGCTTGAGCGCCTGGCCCAGGCCGGCGCTACCGCTGGTGATGGCGCGAATGGGGCGCGTGGCGCGGTCAATGGCCTGGAGTATCACCTCCATGCGCAGATTACTTGCCATCGCTCTTCTCCCAGCGGCTTCGCGCCCGCTCGCGCCATTCCATCAGTTCATGCAGGGGCAGCGGGTCCATATCCGCCGGCCCCCAGTGAAACACCATGGCCAAATCGGCCATGGCGTCTTCTACGCAACGAGGGCAGCTTCCCTCTGCGACTTCGTCAACAAAAAACCGGCGACGGCGACCCCGCACTGGAGCAGGTCGGCGGGGTCCATGCGGCCGATTTCGTGATCGGTGAGGCTCGGGGTGCTGATGCGTGGCAGCACCTTGCGCAGGGCCAGTACGTCCATCTGTGCCAGGTCGGCCAGGGTGACGCCACGCAGCTCGCCGCTCATGGGTTTGCGCAGGGTGACGGTCTCGACCTTGGTTTCACCGCGGATGATCGGCGTGTCGAGGGTGATGACTTCCTGGTTGGGGTTCTTGGCCGGCTCGGCGATGGTGCTCTCGGGCGCGGCGATGGTGTCAGGGGCGTCGGTTTTCATTGCGGGTGGCTCCTTGGGGGGATGTGCCGGCGCAGGCGCCGGCGTGGGTGTGATCAGAGGCCGATGTTGCTGCGGTGCTCGGCGAGCAGGTCGACGCCGTCAACGGTGAACACGAAGTTGAGCAGGTCGATTTCCACGATGACTTCGCCGTCGACGGTGAGCTTGTAGTAGGTGCAGGTGGTGCTGACCTTGTGCTCGGTGTCTTCACCTGGTGTGGAGTCGCCGAAGTCGATCTCTTCGTGGCGGCCGCGCACCGCGACTTCCACAGCACTGGTGCCGCCATCGTCTTCACGCTGCACGGAGCCCGCGAAACGTAGCGGCACGCCGTCGGCGCGGGTGGCACCGTATTGGCGCAGGGCGATGAGGTCCCAGCCGCCGAGGGTCCATTCCAGGACGATGCCGTCATCACCGAAGCCCAGGTCGGCTTTGACCGGGCCATCCATACCGCCACCGCGGTAGGCCTCCATCTTGCGTGCGAGCTTGGGCAGGGTGACGGTCTTGGCGATACCGCCGTAGATGTTGCCGTCGTTGAACAGGTTGAAGTGCTTGAGCTTCTTGGGCAGGGCCATTGTGGCGCTCTCCTACGGCGCGGCCGTGGCCGCGCGGGTAAATGGGTCAGGCTGCCTTGACGCTTTCGGCGAAGGTCATGAGGTAGCGGTCGGTGATGCGCTGGCGGAGGGTCAGGTCTTCAAGCGGCGGCACGGGGGTGTAGTCGTAGTCGATGAAGCATTTGCCGGCTTTGAGGGTGTCTTTGTCGTTGGCGTCGGCATCGAACCAGCACTGGCCATCGATGATGTAGCCCCCGGTTTTCAGCTCGCGGAACTTGGCGTTGATGCCATCGATGATGTCCTTGACCAGGCTGCCGTGCATGGGCTTGTCCACAGCCCAGAAGTGGGCCTCGGCCATGGTGTCGGCTAGCACCTGGGCGGTGCGGGTGTAGTTCTCGAACGCGAACAGCGGGTCGGCGCTGGTGGTGCGGTTGCCCCAGAAGCGGAAGCCGTCGCGGCGGATCAGGGTGGTGACCTCGTCGGCGTTGAGCAGGCCGGCATCGGTGGCGGGGTTCTGCAGGTCCCAGAAGATGTCACGAGACAGGCCGGTAACGCCGTTGACCGGCACGTTGGACAGGGTTTTGTGCCAGCCGATTTGTTGGTCGATCTTGGCGCGCAGGCCCAGGGCGCGCGCTACGGCGGCGGCCGGTTTGCTGCTGCTGGTGACGGTGTCCCAGCTGACGAAGTCGGGCCACATGAGCATCAGCTCGCGCGAGCCGAAGCCGGCGCGGTAGGCAATGGCCTCGGAGACGTTGTCGCAGTCCCAGCAGTTGGCGTATGAGAAGGCGCGCATCTTCTCGGCGATGGCGGCCATCTCGGTGGCCACGGGCAGACTATCGAGCCCCGGCACACCCAGGATGCGCGGACGCACGCCGAGCTGTACCTCGGCGGCCATCAGGGCCTTGAGGCCGGTGTACTGACCCTGGGCGGTGACGCCGCCGATGATCTTGCTGGTCTGGTCGGCCTGCTTGGCCGCATCGTCGGCGCCTTCGCCGTCGGCCACACGTACCACCACGGTGATGGGGCTGGTCTGGTCGGCGATGGCGTCCAGGCTGTGGGCCAGGGTGCCTTTCTCGCCGGCCTTACCGGAGGCGCTCAGCACGTTGGTGAGCAGCACCGGCTTGTTGAGCGGGAAGACCTCGGGGTCGGCGTCGCTGCTGGTGCAGACCATGCCCACCACGGCGGTGGCGATAGTACGGATGGGGCGTGTGCCTTCGTTGATCTCAAGGACACGAACGCCGTGATGGAAGTCGGTGGACATTGGGCAGCTCCTGGTGGGCGTGATGCCGGTTCAGTGAGCCTTGAGATTGACGCGCGCGCGCAAGCGGGGCGAGCGGCGGGCGGTGTAGCGGGGCGCGGTACAGGACGGGCATAAAAAAGCCCCGCCGTAGCGGGGCTAACCCTCCCCAGGAAAATCAGATGGTGATCAGGGCCACCACTTGTCATCGGCATAGTCGGCCGGTATCTGCTCCATGTCCTTGAGCTGGCGGGCGGCGAAGATGAGCGCCTGTTTGCGCTCCGCGGCGGCCTTGCCGAGGGCCACGACTGTGGGCGCGTCCATGGGCACCAGGCTGTTGTCGCTGGCGATCCAGGTGAAGTCCTGGTCAGGGTCTGACCAGCGCAGGTCAGCAGGCTCTTTGCCGGCAACCACGGCCATGAAGCCGAGCTGAGCGGCGCCGGCGATGTTCTCGCGGTCTGTGGCGCGCGATTGGTAGCGCTTGCCCTGAAACTCAATGCCAGCATCAATGCGAGCATCGCGCTCGATGTCGATCAATGTGTGCAGTGCCTTGCGCGCGGCTGCGGCGTTGTCGGCCTGCAGCGTTGCGTCAAGCTGCCACTTGCCTTGAGACCAGGCATGGTCCGGTGATGGACGTGGCTGTTCGGTAAGACCCTCTGGCAGTGCGCCTGGTGCTTCATGCTGCTGAGGCTCGCCGGTTTCGGTGCTGTACACCTCGCCACGGTAGTCCGCAACCAATGCAGCTTTACCGTTGGTTAGCACCCAGCACTTGCCCTCAGGCGCGGCTGCCAGCGTTTGCTTGAGGCTTACGGCATTGCTAGGCAACTGAGTGCCGAGCCCGGGAATAACAGGGAGTTCTACGGGATCGGATAGAACGGCATGGGTATCGAATAGATAGTGGGTGGTCATTGGAGTGTCCTCAGATCAGCTTGATACGGCCGGGGTAAGCAAGGTGTCGAGGCGCCGTTTCGGTACCGCCCGACTTTCCAGTTCTTAACGAGCCAGGCGAGCCACCAACCCACATCGCTACCGCGCCGCCACCCACAGGATTAACGCTCGCATATATGGCCTGCTCCCAGATTTCGTGGTCGTGGCTTTGGATGGAATGCTGTTGAAAGCTGCCCGCCTTGCGGCCCGGGTTAACACCTCGAGCATCGTCGAGTACTCGAAGAAACTCGGCACGGCCGTCGGGGCCGCGGAACGTCGCTGCTCCATCCCCACTGGTCCAACCGCCCTCCATGCCGAGCCGCGCCGCTTCGGTGGTGAGCATGCCGGACGCTTGGGCATGATCCCAAAGCCAAGGCCAGTCGGCCCTGTTGAAGCTGGTGCCAGCAAAAACGCCCCAGCCGCCAGGGCTAACAGCAGTGGTGGTTTCGAATACAGGGCGGCCGAGAGCATCGCAGTCGTGCCGGCCGATAGGCCACCAGCCGCCGGCACCATCACTGCGCAGGTGCCACCAGTCACCAGCACCCATTAGGTACAGGAAGCTGTAGCCATCGGCGCGCAAGTGAGTGTGAAACTTGATTTTATCGGGACCTGCGGCCTGAACGCGGGCACGGTTGCCGGTGTTGTCGAGCCGGCGGATCAGCAGGTCGCGGATACCCGGCTCAGGCGTAGCGGGCGGGAGAGTCAGCGTGCGATCACCTGCTGTGGCGTCAAGGATGACTACGCCCTCATGCGCTGCGGTGAGCTGGGTGTTGGCGTTGAGGCTGGTGAAGCCGCCACGTAGTTGATATTGCTTGTGCGGGTTTGCATCTTCCATGTGCACCACGATCAGCTCGGCTGCCGCGGCGATGGCGGCGGCCTTTGCCGCGTCCACATAAGCGCGTGTAGCCAGTACCACCGAGGGGTCGATCTTCAGCTGTACAGCGGCCATGCTGGAGACGACCAGCACCATGCGCATGATCTGGGTGCGACCGCTACCCTCGGACATCTGCGGCTTGTAGCTGGGCGGACAGTTAGCCACGGCGATCAGGTCACCGGCAGCGTCGTACAAGCCCATCTCGCGCAGCCAGTAACCGCCCTCGGTTTCGGGGATGACCAGCTCGGCGATGATCTGGCTTTCGTTGAGCGGGTCGACCTTCAATTCGTTCAGGTCGGCGCGGTAGGTCTCACGCGCCAGGGTGGTCTGCTGGCGTGTGGGTGTAGGCAAGGCGCCATTGCCGTCGCCCACGGCCATACGGCTGATTTGCAGCCGGGTACCGAGGGCGGCCGCGTTGGCGATCTTGGCTTCGCCGATGGCCGTGAGTAGGGCGTAGTAAGTCTGGCTCATGGGTAGACGCTCATGGTGTCGATGATGTGTGCGCCGCCACCGATCAATATGGTCTGGCTGCTGACCTCGATGGGGCCGGGGGCGTAGGGGTAGACGGTGGTGGTTTCGCCGCTCTGCAGGGCCGCGCCAACGTAAGCCGCGCCGCGGACTTCCAGCCCGACAGCGAGGCCGACCACATGCCGGCTAAGTGGCTTGGCGTCGTCGATCAACCAGGTGAGTTCCTGGTACATGGTTTCGGTGATGCCGGTGTCGAGCACGCCGATCAGTAGGCGGAAGGTGCCGGGTATACCGAGGGGCACTTCCTGCCACCACTCGCGCACCTCAATCAGGTAGCCCAGCGGCTCGACCACACGGCGCAGCGCGCCGATGGTGCCCTTGCGAGAGTGGATGAAGTAGGCGGCCTTGATGGCGTTGCGTTTGGCGCTCTCCGGCCAGGCTTGGGACCAGCGGTCAACCGAGAACGCCCAGGCCAGGTACGGCAGCAGCTCCACGGGGCAGGTGTCCGGGTTCCAGAGGTCGCGCAGGGGGATTGGCACGCGCTCGATTTGTGCCAGGGCCTGGGCGGCGTGGCGCTCCAGCTCGGTGGCGTTGCCGGGCAGCATGCGGGCGCCCATTACACGGCCACCGTGACGTTGAAGGCGGTGCAGTAGGGCGCTTGGGTGAGGGTGGCGACTATATCGGCCCAGCCTTCCAGCTCCACACGCTTGACGCCTTCGATGTGCAGCGCGGCGTCAAGCGCGGAGCGGTTCACTTCCATGCCCAGGCGGCGGCGCCGATTGACCAGCGCCAGGCCACGGGCCAACGCTGCGGCACGGATCGGTTCGGCCTCGGGGCCGGAGCTGGCGAGGTGGAGCACGGCGTTGACCTGATAAGCCAGGATCTCGGCGCCCTGCACAGTGAGGCGGTCGGCGACAGGGCGGCGATCCTCATCCGACAGATAAGCGGCAACGATGCCGAGCAGCTCAGCTTCTGCCGCTCCGTTGCCCAGGATGCCCTGTACGGTGACCAGGACCTCGGCCGGAGCTGGGCTGATGGCGGTGGCGTCGGCAACGCGGCCAGAGGCGCTACGGGCATGGAAGATGTAAGCGTTGCGCGGGCCGGCGGTGCTCAGGCCCTCCATGGCCATTTGGATGCGCTCGCGCAGGCTCTCGTTATCTTCCAACATCGCCGGCACTGGGGGCATTGCCGCCGGATCAGCCGGGGAGATGGTCAGCCGCTCGACGTTGAAGCGGGCGCCGATCTGCTCCAGGTCCGCGCCCTGGGCGAACGGCAGCAGCACGGCGAGGGCTGCTTCATTGACGCGCTGGCGGAGCAGGGTTTCGCGGTAGGCGTTCTCCTGGATCAGCTTGGTAAGCGGCTCGGACTCCAGGGCCAGGGTGGCAGCCACTTCGGCCTGTTGGTCGGCTGGCCAGAGGCTGACGGCGTAGGCCTTGCGCTCTGCCAGGATAACCTCGTAATCGATCTGCTCGACGACGGTAGGTGCCGGTAAGCGGCTCAGGTCGATGGGGGTGAAGGTGGTAGTCATGCGGCCCCCAGAGCGAGCGGTACGCGCAGGCTGAGTGGTTCGTTGGTATCGGTGCGGGTTCCCTCGACGTCGAGAAAGGCGGCGCCAAGAACATCGGCGGGCGTGAGCTGGACGCGGCTCAGGCGTATGCGCGGCTCCCAGCGCATCAGTGCCATGGCAATGGCTGCATAGGCCTGCAGGCGGGTGGCGCTGTTGAGCGGCCAGTCCATGAGGTCAGCCAGCGGGCAGCCGTATTCTCGACGCATGACACGGCTGCCCAGCGGGGTGGTGATGATGTCCGCTATGGACTGCGCCAGGTGCTGGCTGTCAGTGAGGGTGCGGCCGTTCTTGGCGCTCATGCCGATCATGTGTCAGCCCCCTGCGAACACGTCGGGCGAGCCGGTGGCCACGCTGGAGCCACAGGCGACGGAATCACCCACGCGGCCCAGCGGCTTGCCGTTGACGTACACGCTCGCGCTGCCCTGAGCCAGGTTGCTGGCATGGCAGGCCGGCGACGGGTCGCAGTGAACCGCCCAGCTGTCGCCCTGGCGATGTGCGGCGATGCCGTTGATGAATACGTTGGGGCTGGCACTGGTGGACGCGCGCGGCGGGTAGGCGCCGTGGCCGGTGCAGCTGTCTCCTAGGCGGGTCACGGCCGGCATCAGTTGATGTCCACGCGGGCGCCGGTGATGGCGACTTTGCCAGCGGCCGCGATCTTGATATCGCCGCCACTGTTGAGGGTGATGCTGCCGCTGGCGGCCAGCTCGGCGCTGCCTGGCAGGGTGGCGCGAAGGTGGTGGGCGATGCTGTCGTACTCGATCACGGCGCCGTCACGGTAGGTGCGGCGGTGCAGGCCCTCGCGGTCGCCATTGGCGGGGATCTGGTCACTGAACAGGCCGGCCAGCACGACGCCCTGAGCGAGGTTGCCGGATGGGCTGAACAACACGACTTGTTCGCCCTTGGTGGGCGGGTCCCACTCGCGGTCAGCGCCGGCGCGCAGGTTGATCCAGGGCCGCCAGGCAGTGGTGATGTCGCCGCTCTTGACCCGGACGCGGGGCGGCTTGGCCTGCACCTCGGCAACGGTGCCGAAGCGGATCAGGTTTTCGATTAGGCGGGCCAGGTCGGCGGAAGTGTTCATGCCGCAGATGCTGCGGCTCGCGCGCGCGGGATGCACTCGGGGGAGGCTGTAGCGCGCCGCGTTACAGGCTGAGTTCAGTGCAGGCGGAGCTAAGTTTTAGAAAGTTTCTAAAAAGAGAAGGGTTAATTAAGGCTAGATGCACAATTAAAGTGAGTCGCGTTCGATGAAATTGCTTAGGTAGGCTTTAACCCTATCTGATGGGTCATACGACCGTATACTGAAAACAGCCCCCCCATTAAAAGGGTGGTCAAATATGACCTCGCTGTAACCAGGGTCTATCGAATTAACTATAGAAATGAAGTGATGCTTGTTCTTGAGAACTGTGTCGGTCAAGCCTCGCGCAGCGGCGTATGCCAGCACGTCAGCTAAGTCTAAGATCAGTGGCTTCTGTCCATGGAGAGGCTCAGGGGATATTTTTTCGTTGCTGTGTTCTACAGGAAAGAAACTTCGCAGTGTGTCTAATTGACGGCGTTTATTATCTAGGTAGAGAATTTTTGTTTTGTCGCCATCAACATAAGCTTTGATATTTTTTGGCGGGACAATATGCGTCAACGTTGCAGAGGCGGCTTGATAACAAAAGAGCATCTGGATCTTAAGGTCTCGCACGCTCCACGCTTCGGGCTTAGCCTTGTCGATAGATTCAAAGAGCAATTGATCTGGCGCCCCTCTGGTATTTAAGTAGCCTACCCAAGCCCTTGCGCCCGCTGAAAATGATGCTGTCATAAGGTCGCGCAATATATTTAGTATTTCTTCCTCTGTGAACTTCGCAAGTTCAGTCTTCTTTCTAGCGTGAGCATTAAATAGCTCGCGACAATGTAACTTCGTGTCGCTGTTTAGATTGTGTCGATTTTTTGTCTCGCTAATTGCGTGTTCTACTGCTTTTGCTTTTTGGCTCGGTATTATGAGGAAGCTGTATGTGATTATTTCGTTGGAGTGGCTTTCATCGCCATACAGGAAGATTTTTTCATTGTGGGTGCTCATGCTCTTGTTGGTTTCCATGTTTATTGATGGTGTTACATGGAATATAGCAATCTATTCTGTTAGCGGGTGAGGTGTTCCAGAAGCTGGTCACGGATCATGTCGAGATCTGCATCGGTGAAGCCGAGCAGCTCGCGGCGGTCGTATTGCACGTCGGCCTGTCCACGTCCAGGGCGGTCACGCAGGCCGTACTGGTGGATACGGGCGATACGCGATACGCGGCCGGAGAAGCCTATCGCGATGGCATTAGCAGTGCTCTGCAGGCGCAGATACCTGGCCTGACGAAGACGGGCGAACATCTTGCGCTTGATGCGCCCCGCCTTGCCGCGCAGTTGGCGAGGTTTGCGGGCGGCGTATGGTGTGCCGTCGGGGTTGTGCTGAGTGGTGATGCGGCGTTGCTGGTTGCGCCGCAGCTCGCGGCCGACGTTGTTGGCGAGCTTGCGGCGCTCGCCGGGCGACAGCTTGGCCAGCAGGGCACCGGCCCAGTCTTCCAGGGCGTTCAGGTTGCCGGTCATAGCTCGAAGTCGGGCTCGGCGGGGTGGCTGATGTCGAGGGTGCCGTCATCGAGGCGCTTGACGATGACGTTTTCGGTGAGCGGGAGCGTGAGCGCCATGTCGACCTTGCCGCCATCGAGGATGTCGGCCTCGAAGCCGATGGCATCCTTGCCGCGCTCCAGGTTGGTGAGCAGATCGGGCTGGTTGAGGCGCAGCCACTCAAGCACAGGGATGAACACGCTGTCCGGGTGGCCGGCGTAGTCGGTCAGCATCACCTGCAGAGTGTAGGTGTACTCGAAAGACAGGCCCTTGGCAGCGGTGCAGCGAACGTTGCCGGCGTCGATGAAGACGAGCAGACGGTCTGGGTTCTTCTTGAGGCCGGCCACCTTGGTGAGCAGGTGCTCCCGCAGGCTGTTGGGTTTGTTCATTGCGCGGGGCTCTGCTGGTTGTGGTCGTACACGGTATCGACCTGGGCGGCGCAGTCAGCCCAGGCGGCTAGCAGCGTGTCGTTGTCGTCACTGAGGCCGCCGTTACTGGCCGGGTTCGCGGCCGGCAGGGTGCAGCGCGTTACGACTGGACATGAGTGCACGGTAACCTGCGGCTCCGGTAATGGCGGGGCGCTGGTGCAACCGGCGAGTAAGGTCAGGCAGAGGCTGAACAGCCCAGTTCTGAGCAGGCGGGTCATGGCGTACGGTCTCCTGTTTCTGCACCTGGTGCGTGGTGCCGAGCTGCTGCAGCTCGGCGCGGGTGTCCTGCAGCTTTTGCTGACTGAGCCGTTGTGCAGCGATATTGGCGCCCAGGGCGACGATGGTTTGTGCCTGGCGGCTGTTGCGCTGTTCAAGCGTGGCGATCTGCTGGGCGGCCAGCTCGGCGCGCGCCTGGGCTGCCTGGCTCTGCTGGTAGTTGCCCCATAGCAGCAGCGACAGGGCGCCCAGCAGAGCGAGCCCGTACAGGGCTTGGCGCAGGCTGCTCACGCTGCCTCCTTGAGGTGCGCCTCAACCTGCGCTTTCGCTTCTTCTGCTGTGCTCACCGGGGCGCCGATGAATGACCCGTTGTGGCTTGCCCGGTAGCGGGCCTCGGTGCCGATCAGCGATTTGCTGATGCGGTAGCCGTGCTCACCCTCCAGGACATAGGGGCCAATGCGTTGCCAGTTCACGCTGCAGCCGCCTGGCCACAGCCGCAGCCGGCGTGCCGCTGGTAGGCGCGTTCCAGCTTCACGTCGTAGAGATTGCGGGCGTAGGCGGGGCCGTTGTAGCTCTCGGCGAACGCTGCCCACTTCTTGGCCTTGAGCGCCTTGTGGAGGGCTGGGTCCTTTTCGATGTAGCGGACGAAGGCCTCGAACTGCTGGTTTTCATCCTGGCTCATGAGCTGGATGAACTCGGCCACGCTGGCGTAGCCGAGGCGCTGGGCGTGGTAGCCCATGATCTGGAAGGCCCCCCAGGATGCCGACTCATCAGCGCACAGGGCGTCGAGGGTGCGGGCCTGGGCGATGCGTTGATGCTCGGCGACGCCGCCCGCGTAGCCGCCTGGCTTGCGGTTGACCAGGTTGGGATAGGTTGCGGCGAGCTGGTCGGCGCGTGAGAGCAACGCGGCCGCGTCATCGCCTTTGGCGCGCACCTGGGACAGACGGGCATGCATGACGTGGCGCTCGAACAGGGCCTTGGGTTTGCCATTGGGCAGGAAGCCGGCGCCGGCGCTTTCGACCTCGTTGACGGCGTAAACGGTGGCCAGGTCGACGCCGAGGCGCTTGGCTGCCGCCACTAGGGTGGCATTGCTGAGCAGGCGGGCGCAGTCGGCGCCGGCCAGGGCGGCGAGCGTCTTCTCGCCGGCGCGGCCGTCGACTACCAGGCCTTTCTTGAGCTGGTAGGCGCGGACTGCTTTTTCGGTCTCGTCGCCGAAGTCGCCATCGGCACTGAGCTTGGCGCCGGCCGCTTTGAGTAGGCGTTGCAACTGAATGACGGCCTGGCCTTTGGATCCGTGTTCCAGGGTGGTGGTCGTGTTCATACGGAATCTACCTTGCGTTCGGCGAGACGGTTGATGGCGGCGCGCACGCCGTCGGCGCCAATAAGGCCGACCATGCCGCCGAAGAAGGGCGCGACCTCAACGGGCATACCGAACAGTGGCAGGCCGTTGCTGAGCGCGAGGGTAATGAGCCCGCAGATGAAGCCCTCGCCCAGCGCCCGGCGAATGCTGCCGCCGTTGTAGATGAGGCGAGCGGCGGCAAGGGTGGCGGACAGCACGGCGGCATACACCAGGGGGTGATGCTGTTCGAGCCAGGCGAGCACCATGGCCCAGGTTTCAGGACGGTCAGGCATGTTGGGCGTCCATCTGTTGATTCAGTCCCATAGGTTCACCACTTGGCGCTGTTCGGGTTGAGGGGCGGCGTCCGGCAGGATGACGGTGGTGCCGTGGGGGATGATTGGGCCGAGGTCGGCCAGGCCGGGGTTGGCATCGAGCACCGCTTCGGTGACGCCAGCGGTGCGGCCGTAGTAGTGCCAGCAGAGGCTGTCGACGGTGTCGCCTTGGGCGGCGATGACGGTGGCCATCAGAGCAGCTCCACGGTGTTCTGGCTGACGCCGAGGATGTTGCGCAGTGCGAAACGGGCGTCACGGCGCAGCTGATCGGGGCTGGTCTGTTCTTCAGTGACCTTTTGCTCGCCGCTGTTGGTGGTGTCGTAGCTGCGGTAGCGCTCGATGAGTTCGGCCAGGGCGCGGCAGTAGACGATGCGGCGGTAGAGGTGCAGCAACTCGCTTTCATCGTTGATCTGTTCGGCTGGCACCTCGGCCAGGGCGGCGTAACCTTCGGCCTTGCGGGCCGTGCGGTAGGCAGCCAGCTCGCGGTTGGCCTCGATCATCGCGTTGACGGTGGCCTGATCGAGGCGATCATCGGTGACGCTGCTGTCGATACGCATGGCGGCACGCAGGTGCTGGCCGTCGAGGTCGGGCCAGAAATCCGCGTTGGTGATCGGGTGGGCGCTGGTGGTGTCGCCGCCCGCGATAAATCCGCTCATGCCTATCACTCGAATGGATCGGCGGTGGTCGGGGCGTCACAGCGAGGCCAAGGAGTAAACCTACTGATCAGCCCCGAGCCGCCGGGGTTGCGGGGGACCGCTCGGTTAGCCGGCGTTGCCGGCGTGTTTGTTGAGGGCGCGGTCTACGCGCTCCAGGTCTTTCTTGGCACCGCAGGCGCTGTACAGGCTGATGGCTTTGCTCAGGTAGGTCTTGGCGGCTTGGAGATAGCCGAGGTCCATGCCTACCGGCGCATCGTCCTTGACCTTGAGCGCGTACAGGCGACCGATGGCCATCATGAGCTTGGCCCGTGCGGCGTCTGGCATGTCGTGGCTGGCGGTGAGCGTTTCGGCCTGCAGGGTGACATCCAGGTCAAAGCTGTCGCCGGCCTTGAGTGCGCGGAGGGCGGCCTCGGCGATCTCTTCGGCAACCACGCAGCCGGTGGTGCGGTTGAAGCGCTCGGGCATCTTCAACTGATGCTGGAGCACGTAGGCCGCTGCCTTGAGGCCGCCTGCATAGTCGCCCGCGTCGAAACGCCAGAGCATGATGGTGACGAACACTTCGTCCTGAGCACCTTGGCCACCAGCCAGCACGCCGGCCATGTAGTCGGCGTATTCCGGGAGCAGCTCGGCCTTGAGGCGTGCCTTGTGCTGGTTCGACTGCACCTGCTTGAGGCGCAGCTGATCCTGCTGCAGCTTGGCGAGCATCAGCTCGTAGGTGTTCAGGCCTTCCATAAGCGCCGCCGGCGCGACGCTGGCCGCCTCCTGGGCGGCGCGCTTGCGCAGTTGGGTGCGTTGGGCAAGGGTCGCCATGGCTTAGACCTTCTCGATGTTCTCGACCAGGGCAACGGCGCCGAAGTCTTCGATGACATAGGCCTCGTTCGAGGATTGGTAATCGGCGGTCTGGTCGAAGTCCGGCTCGTCGCGGATGTGGCGGCGGCGCTTGCCGTTCTGGACGTAGATGGACAGGTTGCTCAGTGGGGTGATGAACACGCCTCCGTCGATGAAGAACGGGGCGTCGTGCTCGATAGGCAGACCACCCAGGCGGCCCTTGTTCATGATCTCGTCCGCGGCGTTCTCTTCGACGTTGGACGCGGCGCCCTTCTCGACGGCCTTGAGCTGCTTTTCGTGCAGCAGCTGCGGGTCAACGATGACGACCAGGTCCTTACGCTTGCGGTGCCATGGTTCCAGCAGCTGGATGGCATCGAATACCAGGCCGTCCAGGGTCTTGTAGTCGCCGGTGGCGCCGATGGTGACCTTGCCCGAGCCTTCGGCGCCCTCGCTGATGACGCGGTCGACGGCAGAGGTGCGGATCTTCTGCAACCAGCCGATGTTGACGTCCTGGAGCAGCGGGTTGGCGTCGAGGTCGGTGTCTTCGGCAGCGCTGGTGCCGTTGAAGCCGATCATGATGCGGTCCAGGCCCTGTTGCGTGGCGATGGAGCCGGACAGCATGGTCTGGAACTCAGGGAATTTGGCCCAGGCATCGAGCTTGGGGTAGGGGAACGCCGTGTCGAAGTTGGTTTTCTTGCAGGCGTAGGTGTCTTTGCTCAGCTTGCTGACATCGCGCGGTTTGCGCTTCTTGCCGGTGGCCGGATCGGTTTTGGTGCGGCTGGCGGTCGGGCCGTTGACGCCGAGCAGGATGGCTTCGCCCTCGGGCTCGTCGACCGGAATGATGTTGATCTTGGTGAGGAAATTGTTGGATTCCTGGATCGCTTTTTCCAGCTTCTGCGCTGGGGTCGGGGCGACGGTAAAGGTTGCCGTTACTTCCTCGACTTCGTTGATCTTTGCCTGGTTGGCCATGTAGGCGTTGAAGGCAATGCGGGTGTGCTTCTGCATGGTGTAACTCCGAACTGGTGGCGTGATGGCGGCGTGGGGGTCAGAACTCGGCTTGCACTACGCCGTCACCGCCGGTGGCTGCTGGGCGCTGCGGTTTCTGGTTGTGGTCTTCGGTTTCGCTGAGGCGCTTGACCAGGTCATTGAAATCGGTGGTCAGCTTGGTGACGGTGCCGACCAGGTCGTTGCGGGCGGCTACCTCGGCGGTGAAGGCCTCGCCCTGTTCCTTGGCGTGGTTGGCCAGCGCTTCCACTGCATCGGTCAGTTCGGCGAATTGGGTGTCGTCCTTGGCTGACTTGTCCTTGACCTTGCCGAGGATGCCCATGACGCGACTGAACAGGCCGTCGGTCTTGCTGGGCTCTTCGGTGAGTTCCTCGAACTGGATCTCGACTTCTTCACAGACGGTGAACAGGTCGGATGGGTCTTGCTTGCGGGCCTTGAGCGGGTTGGCATCTGGGTGCTTGGCGGCAAAGGTAAGCACCTCGGTGGCCAGGCTGGCCGGGGTATCGGTGACGCCCAGGCCCATGAAGTAGGCCTTGCCGGTAGCGGCGAACTTCTCGCGCACCTCGATGCTGGTGAAGATCTTCTGCTTGAGCTTGTTGACCATGGTGACCAGGTCATCGGTAGGCTCGATCTGCGCGTACAGGCCGCGAACGGTCTTACCGTCGATCTCGACATCGTCCGCTTTCAGGGCGAGCACGTCGCCATAGGCGCGGAACGGGGAGTCCGGCAGGACGCCGCGGATGTGTTCCATCCACACACGGGCACCGTATTTGGTGCGGTCGTAGGTGGCTGCCATTTCGTCGATCCACTGGCGTTCGATGGTGCGGCCGTCGGTAGTGGCGCCTTCGATGGCGACTCGGAACCACTTGGAGCGGAATTTCTTCATGGGTGCTTGTCCTCGGTGCGGCGTTGCCGTTGCGTTGAGGGCATGGTCGGCAGCCACGGACTGCACGGCAACGCGCCAAGGCTGTAGCTGGCTGCGCTACAGGCCGCGGCGTTAGGGGCTCGCGCGCGTGAGCGGCAGCATCGGCGCCATGAATGCCATCGTCGATTTGCCTACTGATCACCGCCGCCACGCCAAGCACCTGTATTGGCAGGGCTATCGCGTGTGCGAGATCGCCGAACTGATCGGTGAGAAGGAAAAGACCCTGCACAGCTGGAAGGCCCGCGACGAGTGGGACCGGGCCACGCCGTTGGAGCGGATTCAAGCCGCCACCGAGGCGCGACTCGTGCAGCTGCTGCTCAAGGACCCGAAGTCGGGTAGCGACTTCAAGGAAATTGACCTGCTGCACCGCCAGTTGGAGCGCCAGGCGCGAATCGCTCGATACCAGGGCGGCGGTAATGAGGCGGACCTCAACCCTGAGCTGGACAAGCGCAACGCAGGGCCGAAGCGCAAGCCCAAGCGCAACGACATCACCGAGGAACAGACGGAAAAGCTGGTCGAGGCCTTCCTCGAAGGGTGCTTCGACTATCAGCTGGATTGGCACCGCGCCGGCAACCAGCGCACGCGCGTGATCCTCAAGAGCCGGCAGATCGGCGCCACGTACTACTTCGCGCGGGAGGCGCTGATCGATGCGCTCACGACTGGGCGCAACCAGATCTTCCTGTCTGCCTCGAAGGCCCAGGCGCATATCTTCAAGGCCTATATCCAGGCCTTTGCGCGTGAGGTGATCGATGTCGACCTCAGCGGCGACCCGATCATTCTGCCCAATGGGGCCGAGCTTCACTTCCTGGGTACCAACGCGCGCACGGCCCAGGGCTACCACGGCAACTTTTACTTTGACGAGTTCTTCTGGACGTACAAATTCAAGGAGCTGAACAAGGTCGCCAGCGGCATGGCGATGCAGAAACAGTACCGCCGGACCTATTTCTCGACGCCCAGCAGCATGGCCCATGAGGCCTACACGTTCTGGACGGGGGAGCGGTTCAACAAGGGCAAGCCGACCGCGGAACATATCAACCTGGACGTGAGCCACGCGGAACTGCAGCAGGGGAAATACTGCGAGGACAGCATCTGGCGGCAGATCGTGACAATCCTCGATGCCGCCGACCGTGGCTGCGACCTGTTCGATATCGACGAGCTGCGGCGTGAGTACGACGCGGCAGCCTTCCAGAACCTGTTGATGTGCCAGTTCGTCGACGACGGGGCAAGCATCTTCCCGCTCAGCATGTTGCAAAGCGGCATGGTGGACAGCTGGACGGTGTGGGACGACTACAGGCCGTTCGATATGCGGCCGTTTGCCGACCGCCAGGTGTGGCTTGGCTATGACCCTGCGGAGAGCGGCGACTCGGCCGGCCTGGTGGTGGTCGCGCCGCCGGCGGTACCGGGAGGCAAGTTTCGCATTCTGGAGCGTCACCAGTTCAAGGGCATGGACTTCGCCAACCAGGCCGAGACCATCCGCAAGGTGACCCAGCGTTATTGGGTCACCTATATCGGGATCGATGTCACCGGTATCGGCAGTGCGGTAGCGCAGCTGGTGCGCCAGTTCTTCCCTGGCCTGAAAACGTTCAGCTACAGCCCGGAGGTCAAGACGCGGCTGGTGATGAAGGCGTGGGACGTGATCAGCCGCGGCCGCCTTGAGTTCGACGCCGGGTGGACGGACATGGCGCAGTCGCTGATGGCCATTCGCAAAACGGTTACCCCAGGCGGGCGCCAATTCACCTACACCGCGGGGCGCAACGACAACACCGGCCACGCCGATCTGGCGTGGGCGCTCTTTCACGCATTGCACAACGAGCCGTTGGAAGGCCAGACCGCGGCCAACACGGGCATCATGGAGATCTACTGATGAGCAACGAACACGGGCTTACGAGCCACCAGGTGGCGACCGCAGAGCAAGTCGCCAGCCCAGTGACTGGCAGCATGGCATTCACCTTCGGCGAGCCTACGCCTGTGCTCGATGGCCGCGACATCCTGGATTACCTGGAGTGTTACGCCAACGGCCGGTGGTACGAGCCGCCGGTCTCGCTCGACAACCTGGCCAAGGCGGCAAAGGCTGGCGTGTACCTGCCTTCGGGGCTGGGCTTCAAACGGAACGCGCTGTCGCGGACGTTCATTCCGCATCGCCTGCTGAGCCGGGCGGCTTTCGAGCAGATCGTCATGGACTGGGGCTGGTCGGGCAACCTGTACCTGGAGAAGCGCGACAACATGCTCAGGCAGGCCCTGGGGCTGCTGCCGTGTCTTTCTCGCTACATGCGTCGGGGCATCGACCTCGATACCTACTACCAGGTGCGCGGCTGGAAAGAAGAGCACGAGTTCAAGCGGGCGAGCGTTTGCCACCTGCGCGAGGCCGATGTCAGCCAGGAGATTTACGGGTTGCCGGAGTGGCTGCCGACCCTGCAGAGCGCGCTGCTCAACGAGGCGGCGACACTGTTCCGGCGCAAGTACTTCCAGAACGGGTCGCACGCTGGGTTCATCCTGTATATGACTGACCCGGCGTTCGACGAGAATTACGTCACCGACCTGCGCAAGGCGATGCGTGACAGCAAGGGGCCAGGCAACTTCCGCAACCTGTTCATGTACGCGCCGAACGGGAAGAAGGACGGCATACAGCTGATCCCCATCAGCGAGGTGGCGGCCAAGGATGACTTCGGCGCGATCAAGAACATCAGCCGCGATGACCAGCTCGCCATGCTGCGTATTCCGCCGCAGCTGATGGGTGTGGTGCCGCAGAACGCCGGTGGCTTCGGCTCGGTGCGCGATGCTGCCCAGGTATGGGCCGTCAACGAGCTGGAGCCGGTGCAAGCCCGGCTCATGCAGATCAATGACTGGATCGGGGAAGAGGTGGTGCGGTTTAGGCCTTACGAGGTGCCTGCCGGTGCACCCTGATCCGCCTATCGCTTGGCAGCTTCACCACTGCCGAGTTTGAATAGTTTCTCAAGTTGGCTGCGTACCCACCACCACCGCCTACGCAGCCAGCCTGTATCGCTATATGCACGGCCCCCCGCAATGCGGATAAAGCATCCGCCTCGGCCGTAATGCTTCTTGATGTATGCGCTGTAAGGAGCCAGAGCAGCATGCAAGGTGATCGTCTTCTCGGACCGGGCTTCGATCCTTATTGGTAAGCCGGGCCACGGGTCAGGACCGTCGAAAAAGCCCTCCAACGATCCATCTGATTCAACTACTCCAACAGATGTGACCTCAATCGCGTGAGGACTCAAGTTGGACACTGTTATCTGATCGTCCCTGTCATAGCATCCCAGTTCCAGGCGGATTCTGGTTTGGCCTTTCCAAACTGCGAATATTGACAGCGCTAGACCTGCGAAGGCCGGTATACGCGCACCCCAGTCAACATCTTGGTTCAGCCATTCCCACAGCATTTGAAGTTCCAT